TTCGCTTATAAAAGAAAAAAGGAGTTCAATATCAAAAACAATTTAGATTATAAAGGTAATCCCATTGGCAAAGATAAAGATACAATGTGAGGCAATAGCAAGGCACTCAAAAAAAAGATGCCGTTGTAAAGGTTACTTCACTCCAACGTCAAGACGTATGCTTTGCACCTATCATCGTGGAAGTAAGAGCTGGGATCATAAGACTAGAAAATATAAAGGTTTATACAGAAACAATAGAATTGATATTCAATCTAAAATAAATATGTTAAAGAACCTAAAGAACTTTAAAAATAAAACAGATGACGAAATCAAAAGATATATCCAAGACGAAGAGCAAAGAGCTAACACTCTCAGATACAGAACTAAATACTATAATAGATCGTATTCACGATGGCGAAACAATGTTCGAGTTGGCAAAAGATTTACGGATCAAATTGACAACGCTATACAAATACTTGGATCAAAACCCAAAGACAAAAGAACGATTTGAATTAGCTCAAGAACGAGGGATCAAAACTTTAGTTGAAAAGATGTTGGTCCTATTTAATAATGATAACCCTGATGTTGATCCCAATATGCTTGTCTTTATCAGAGAGAGAGCCAACTATTTAAAATGGTTAGCTCCAAGAGTATCTTCTTTGTTTACTGAAAAGCAAAAGATTGATGTTAAGCAAGATACAACACTTAATATTAAATGGGAAAGTGAACCTGATATGATTGATGTATCAGGGGATATAACTGATATACCCCCTGATAATAAAGATTAATTTTTTATATTGTAAACATTTTTAATAAAATTTTTTGCAATTTCTTTTTTGTGAAAAAAAAGATAATTTTCAAATTTTTTATAGTGTAATTCATTTAAAAAATTATCTAATTTTTTTAAATTCATTTTGCAAATTAATTTTTTTTTGCAATCTAAAACATACATTTTCCCTCTCTTGTTTTTGTTTATAGTGAGTGTATATTACACCCTTTGCATTTAAAATATTTATGAGAGTGACCATTTCTAGGTCAAGTATTCTCATAAACTGTTTTAAATTTTGTTTGTTTTTCATTAAAAAATTATAGCTCCAAGAATAAAACTAGCAACAGCTATTACTATTTCTGTTCTATATAGTAATGACCAAGCTGTTAAATCTTGTTTCCATTTTTTATTATTGATTGTTATTTGTTTGCCAAATAATTTAATAATCATTGGTCCTCGCTTTCTATTTTAAACTCTTGTTTAACATAACAAGATGAACATAATAATTGATTATCAAATGTTTCAATTAATTTACTTTCATCTTCTGTAATATCACATTGATCGCATAGTATTTGATATTCCATTATTCCCCCTCTCTTTTTATTTTATATTCTTCACATATAATTTCTGTGATTAAATCTTGTAAATCAAAAGAATAATTTTCCTTTAAAGGAATTATTGCACCTTTAAAACCATATTCACAAGGGTATTCTTTTGGATCAAATGCAGTTGTTTCGTCTGGTGTAGTTCTATCAAATTTATTAAGTATTTTATCTGTTAATATAATACTTAAATCCCTTGCATCATCCTCACAATCTAAAGTTCTATTTACATTTAAAAAATCTTCTTCTGGTCCAAATCTGTCAATCTCTCTATTTGGAAAAGATTTTTTTTGTTTTTTATTATTCATCTTTTTCCTCTCTGTTTGTTATATGTTCCATAACCGCCAATTAAATTGTTTAGTTTCATTGGTGTTATATTGTTTGGTATTGGTTTTCTATACTTCAACCAATCAAGCCAATGTTGTTTATATTTATAATGTTTTATAATATTTATTTTAAACATTATGCGACCTCGTATAGTTCTTGTAAGTAATCGTCTATACCCATTTCATCTATAAATGGTGCTTTATATCTATCGGTCCACCAATAACCCTCGACTTCATTCGTTTGTGTGTTTATCCATATATTAGGACCACCGAAAGCTACCAATACTCTAGCACCTTTATAACTTTTATCATTATGAATGATCCATTCTATATCTAAAATAGAACCTTCATCAAAATAGTCATAAGCACTTATCTTACCTTCTGATATTTCGCTTGCTATATGCTCACAATTATTTTTTAATTGGTCCTTTGTTGTGTCTCTTTTTTTTAGTGTTTGCATTGTTACCCCTTTCATTTGTTTAATATCCTTTTAGTATAATAGATTGTTATTGTCAATCCTAAAAGTATATTTTTTTTTTGTGTGATATTTATGCAACAGTATGTAGTTTAGAATAATTCTAATGTAATTTAATTAAAAATAATACTTGTAATTATATAAATTGGATATATAAAGAATTAAACAAATAAACAAAAAGGAAATATGAAAACAATAAAAATAGAACTTCACTCAGCTTGGCAAGAGCCAGAATTGTTTGAAGTAAAGGATGTTAAAACAGCTCAAGAAATTTGTGAAGCTGGTATAAATCAACAATTCTTGGTTTATGTAAATGGTGAGAAGTATAGACCAATGAAAGACTTTGGAAGGAAGGTTGTTTAAATGGCGGACTTATTAGGAAGATTATTAATGATCTTGATTGGCTTTGCGGTATGTATTGGAGCTTTTGCAATATCATTAAGAGGTGGATTTGGAGTTGTACCATTATTAATATTTTTTGGTGGCTTTGCTTCAATCTATGTGGCTTTACCAAGTTACAATTAATAAATAAAAATATAAACCTACTGATTAATTTATTTTAGTTGGTAGGTTTTTTTTTATGCGTGGTTGAAAGTTGCAATTCTTTTATCAAGCGGCAGCGTCAAGCGTTAGCGTTATAACTTCGGTCAACAATATTGACCTATCTACTTCTGATAATTAATAGTTATAGGAATTTCTATTGATAACTTTTATTATCAATAGTAATAATACGCCAGTAAATAACATTTTTTTATTTTTGACATAGGGGGTATACACCAAAAACGACACGCCATACTATACGTATATATACATGGGAATAGAGGACACCCTTATCCACAGACACATCTTCATCTTGCCAGACCACCACAAATAAACTAGATATGGTATATGAAACCTTTTGACCTAGAAGATATAGAATCAGTCGCTTATGTTGATAAGAATAGCAATGATGTTATAATTAAGTTTGTTGGTTTTCCAACAGAAGTAGCTTCGCAGCTATTTATCAACTATGTTATGCTTTGCATTAGCTTTGACTTTGAAGCTGTAGATAGTATGCCTAGCAAAAAGATACACTAGATATGGATATTAAAATACCCTACACACCAAGAAAACACCAAGCATATCTACATAAAAAAATATCAGAGAACAGATGGAATGTATTGGTTTGTCATAGAAGGTTTGGCAAAACAGTTTGCATGATCAATCATCTAATTAGGTCAGCATTGCTGTCTAAAAACAAGAACCCCAGGTATGCCTATATAGCACCCACCTTCAAACAAGCAAAATCTATAGCTTGGGATTATATGAAACAATTTACAGCAAAAATACCTTATACAAAATTTAACGAAACAGAGTTGCGTGTGGATTTGCCGAATGGCAGCAGAATAACATTATTAGGTTCAGAGAACTCAGATGGCTTGAGAGGGATATATCTTGATGGTTGTGTGATTGATGAGTATGCAAATGTAAACGAAAGATTGTTTCCAGAAATAATTAGACCTGCACTATCAGATAGAAAAGGTTATTGTGTATTTATTGGTACACCACAAGGCATGAACAATAACTTCTATGAACTATATCAACATGCACAAGGAGCTGATGATTGGTTCAACTACAAGGCAAAAGCAAGTGATACTAAGATTGTAGATGATGAAGAACTACAAAAAGCAAAAGAGGTTATGGGTGAAAAAAAATATCAACAAGAGTTTGAATGTGATTGGATTGCAAACATAGAAGGTGCAGTATATTCAGATGTCTTGGCAAAGATGGAAGATCAAAAGCAACTAACAAGAGTACCATACGACCCATCACTTCCTGTGTCTACAAGTTGGGATCTTGGAGTATCAGATCATAGTGCCATAATATTCTTTCAGCAATTAGGTAGATCAGTAAACATTATTGATTATCATGAAGAACGAGGTCAAGGCTTACCGCACTATGTGCAGATCATTAAGGATAAAGATTATGTTTATAAAGATCATTTTGCACCACATGACATAGAAGTTACAGATTTCAGTAATGGTAAGACCCGAAGAGAGGTCGCCTATCAATTAGGAGTTAGGTTTAAAGTCGTACCAAAAATACCATTAGAAGATGGTATACACGCAACCACAATGACCTTG